ATTAATTTCAATTTCTCTTCTTCTTAATTCGGCTACATTGTCCTCTTCTTCCGAACGCAATAGCGTCAAAGTCCAATCTGTAATACCAAACTGTCTAAGTAAAAATGGGAATAAATATTGATTATATACATTCTGCGCTAATTCAACAGAACGATTAGTAACTAAAATCTGCATACCTTCGTTATTAAGGCCACCCGATGTAGCGGTATCTCCTTGGAAGATTTTACTAACACCGTAAAAAGCACCAATTCTGTCTCTTAAATCATCCTTAACATTGATATAATCCATTTCCTTTAATGTGTTCATAAACTGAACCCATTCAATAGAACCTCTTGAACCGCCTTCTGTTTCAATACCCATGATAGGAATATAGTGCGGGTCTTTCTCTAACTTTTCTTTAACGCCTTTCCAATACTTAACTAAAGATTCCATGTTGTTAGTTTGAACAGCAAGAATACCTCTTGGTGCTCTTGCTTTTGTATATGATGTATTGACATAATTTTCCATAGCAATAAGTGTAGTAATATGACTCCATAATGTTAGAACCGGTGAGAATCCATAAAGTCTTGAGGGGTTATACTTACTTAGATGGATAACTTCATCCTTAACGAAATATTGATTCTTTCCGTGAACTCTATTGATATAATGAACAGGTTCAAGAGAGGAATTACAATGAGGGCATCTTGCTAATGAGTCTGTCTCATAAATATCACGATGAGTAATACAGGTATAATGTGCTTCACCTCTATCCCCTTCCTCATCAATGTCAATGTAAATTGTTAGTGGGTCGCCCCTATACATTTCTTTAATTTTATGTAAGACAACTTTACCCTTTTCATCGAGGTAGTATTCCTTAACTAAAATCAAATAAGCATCATCGGCAATATTTAAATCGGTTTCAATTTCCTTAAGAACATCAATTAACTTTTGTTCCGACCTGTTGATATATCCTTCAAAGAATTTTTCTGCATATGTCATTTGGTCTTGTGAAGGGAGTCTTAATTCTTCCGAACCACAATTTCTACAAGTATCAGTTTCCTTTTCGTGCTTGGTTCCACACTTACTACAAATCTTATAGAATGCCTTTTTCCATTCAAATCCTCTTCTAAAAATTTCTGTTTTCAATTGAGTAATACAGGTTCTAACGATGGTAGATTGATTAGCAACATCGTATAATACTGGCCCCATTATATGCTGAATGTGTCGCTTTTCTTGAATGCCTAAATTATACACTTCTTTCTGATTTGGGGTAGGTGTCCTACGCTTAACAAATCCAGAAAGATAATCTCTAAGACCCATCATTCCACCCCACTATCGAGACTATCCATTAGTTGCATTTTAGAATTATCATGGTATTTAACTACTACCTCAGGGTCAATACCATATTTTTCAAACTCCTTTGCTCCCTGTTTAACCGAGTCCTTCCAATTTTCATATTTAATTAATTTAAAAATTTCATTGAGTCTTGGTTTAGCCCATTCTGCCTTCTTATAATTTTTCTTAATTCTGATAGCCTCTTGAATTAATTTACCCTGCGAATGTTTCATTCTAAGATGTGGTAAGCATTTTTCAAGAACATGTAAAATATCATCTTGCTTGTAAAAGTTTAGCCTATGCTGACTTCTATTATTCTGTCCTACCTTTTGGTCAAGATGCAAACGGCCACACTTGAGTTCCTTTTCTAATTCTTCAAAGAAGGCCCTACCTCTATTACCCGTAGCAATCATACCGATTCTTGGTGATAATGTTGAATCCATAGTAATGAAACCATCTGAATCAATAAAACCTGCAACATAAGAATAAAGGTCTTTCTTAATCAAATTATTTACTAAGTAGTATTCATTGTCTACCTTTGTAGCCTTCATCTTTTTCAATACCTTAGATATAGACTGAGGAGTTGAAATTTTAGAATGACTTGGTGTTAATCTTGAATGAACTTCACTTGAAGATAATCCCTGATTATTAGAAATAATTTGAAAAACACTACTTTCAATTTGTTCCTTTTTAGACTTTCTAATAGATTGATGAGGAATATCTTTTAGAAGTTTTCTTAACTCTTTCTTAGCAATAATAAAATTATTATGTTTATTAGAATAATCTGTTCCGTAGTTAAGAGATTTCTTTTCTAAATCGTTTTCCCACATCTTACAACATAATTCAATAATTTTACTTCGAGTTTCTCCGTCTTTTATATTATACAATTTGTGAATTTGAGAAGGATTATGACCCATCTTTTTAAATCCTAATTGATATGGCTTTAACCAATAAACTGTGTCTAAAGATTTTTGTAGATACTCTTCATATGCTGTAATTAAATGGTCAATACCTTTAGATAGTTTATCTCTATTATCTCCCTTTAATTTTCTTCTCATATTTCTAAGTTCTTTAACAATAATAGGAATTGACTTTCCTTCAACGAGAGGTTCAATAGGTAAAGGTTGAATATATTTTGTTGCTTCTGTTAAGTTAATATTATATTCCTTAGAAATTTCCTTAATAATATCAATTTCATTATTATATTGTCTTGTAATCCAATTATCAAAATTAGATTTATTTAAACTACTTTTAATTTTATCTTTAATGGGTTTAACAGTAGCATCTAACTGAGTCTTCTGTTGTTCAACTCTTTTAATTTGGTTGAGGGCTTCCTCAACTTCTTCAACATTAAAATCCTTATCTTCTTTAAAAATTAATACCATAAAATGCACCTCCGGTCTGCTTAGGTTCGGTAGGAGTGTTAAACAATCCACTACTATCAATGTCTAAAAAGGTATCGCTAAATGTTTTGGTAGCATAATTAGCCAAGGCCAAGGCAATAACGATGTCATCATGCGCTCCGACTCCCTCAATTTTACCATGAGCATTAATTCCAAAAGCACCCAATTCTTGAATAATCTGATTAGAAACATTTCTTGATGTTTCATTCTGCATAGGTAAAACAATTTTAGTATTATCAATATTCATCTGAAGGTTAAGGATAATCTCTTCCTTTTTCTTACGACTCATTGTAAATTCCTTAACAGGGAAATCTGAGATATTTTTTAGTTCCATAGCAAAAGCCTTTGCAAATGTATTTGTCTCTATCATAACAATTTCAGGCTTATATCGTCTACAAAGTTCCATGACATGTTGTATATGTTCTCTAAAATCAAGACCCTTTGCTCTAAGCATATGCACAACTTGTTTATTCATATTATCATCTACTTCTAAGACCATCATTACCGTAAAGTCTCCGTTTGCTGAAATAGCAGGGTCATATCCTATGTAGTAGCGATAGCCTTCTCTATGAACGCTCTCAAGCGAAGCATACTCATTCTTACAAGCATTGATAGCATCGGGATGAAAAAGCATAGTATTAGTGCTGATAGGAACACACAAATATTCTCTTGTAAATTTAGAAGAACCTATTTCAATTTTTCTTTCTTGAAGCATGTCAAGATTCCAACGGTTAGGCCATAATGCTGTCCCGTCTTGTTTAATTGCTGGATATCTTTCTACATTGTATGCGGGATTTTCCTCTAACTGCACGAAAATATCTGTATATGTAAATGGTGTTCCAACCATTCTAAGAGCAGCAGTATGGTGAAGTGTAGGAATCATATCTCCCCAAAACCAATCAGTAACTCTTTGAATAGCGGTCATACTAAACTCTTTTAGAGGGTCATCAATAATAATTTCTTGAGGGTGAAGGCCACGAATTTGAGAACCTACTGAACGCTCAAGTATTTCATTACCGTTTGTTAAACGCATAGCACCGACAGCCCATCCACCTCTCGGTTTGAATTTTTTTAATTGCGGGATGTTTGTGAACATACGGTCAATATCTTTCATGTGAACCATTGTCTGTTTATGATTAGAGGAAATGTAAAGCATTTGAAATGGTGGTTCTTGAAAACATAATTGATAAACACACCACGAATGGAAGAAAACAGATTTGCCGTGGTCGCGTGAACAAATAATAACTGTTCGTGATGTGTTATTTACAAGGTCTAACCATTCTTGATGAAAGTCTGC